GTAGCGCCGCTGGCTCTCAGATCAAAAAACGCCATTTCCGTGTCTGTAAAATTACATAAACTTCTAAATCTATCTAATTCCGGCTTTGTGTAGTCTTTGATCTGCATTTTTACCTCCAATTACACTCGATTCAATATGATCATAGCTCGCACTGTGCTTTCAGGCATATCCAGCACCAGATTTTCCCCTTCGCCGGACTTGCCCTTGAGCTTCCCGGCGGCGATCAGGGGGTCAATCTCCTTCCGGTAGTAGTCCGGCAGGTCGGAGAGCAGATGGTAATACCGCTCCATGGGCTGGAGCCTGCCGTCTGCCCCCAGTCCCACCAAGCGGTTTGTCATCATCTTGCCGTCCGCTCCCAGATAATAGGTGCCGGTGCTGTCCACTTTCCATGTATCCATCAGCATATACCCCTTTTCGTCAAAATAGTACCAGTTGCCGCCGAGCTTCGCCCAGCGGTCTGCATAATAAGTTGTCTCCGTATCGGCGTACCACCACCCCTTGCTGTCCTTGTGCCAGCCGAGGGTGTATTTTCCCCTCAGCAGCGCTGTGTTTTCCAGTAGATTGACGTCAAACCTGCCGGAACAGCCCGGAATGGTGTAGCTGCTGGAATACTGCCAGATGTCATGCCCCGCCGCGCTGGCCGTGCTGGAATACTGGGCATACCACTGTACATACCCGCCGACTTGATCCATGTCCACATATTTGCGGAGATAGTCCAGATTGTAGTATGTGCCGGGGGTGTACCCCGCCGCCTTGATCCGCTCACAAAACGCCACGGTATGGGCATTAAATGCGTCCTTGCCCAGCGTCACGCCTTGCTTTTTTGCGTAATCAACAGTGTCATATTCAAAATCAAAAAACACCGGTAGCGTAATTTGATTTTTATAGGCCGCCAGCAGCTTGATCACATAGTCGGCTTCCTGCTTTGCCCCTGCAGCGGTCAGAGCGTAGGAGAAATGATAGATGCCGATGGGAATACCCTGCGCAGCAGCTCCAGCCATATTGGCCGCGAACTGTTTATCTACATGGCTCGTGCCATAGCCGGTGCGGATTACCGCGAATCCGATACCGGCCTTTTTTGCCGCAGACCAATTGACCACACCGTTATGCTCAGAAACATCAATGCCGATGATTTTGCCCATCCGTCAATCCTCCTTTTTGGCCTGCTTCGCAATTTGGTTAATGCCAGTGGCCGCAAAACCAGAAACAGCCCCGATCGCTGCCGCCGTAATGGGATCGTCCGCCGGGAAATCCGGCATAATGTACAGAGCCGTGATGCCAAGCACCAGGCCCGCAATTCCGCAAATAACCGGGATCCACTTGTTAGCCAGACCGGATGCTTTGACACCCTGGCCGATCAGATAAGCGAGTACGGTGATAGCCGCAACGCCTGCAATGCCGAAATCCATGATTTTGCCCTCCTTAATCGTCGTGTTTTTCCGCATCTTCTAAATCCTTGATTCGATGGTTAATCACCTTGATTTGTTCCTCCACCACCGGAACGCGCCGTGCGAAATTGTTGTGTTCCCTAACCTCACGGGTCAGCTCGTCAATTTTCGTCTCCGTGACCGCCTGACTTTTGCCGTTTGAAATCAGAATGCCAACCAGAGTGACACCGCCGGTGATAACCGCCGTGATAACCGCGCTTAAAACGTCGCTCAATCGTTTTCCTCCTTTTCCGCCAGCTTTTCTGCCAGCTCCGCATACTCGTCCGTGGTCAGACGGTCAGCCGCCAGATAGGCGTCCATTTTGTCCTGCAGCCCCTCGGTTTTTCCCCGGGAGATCAGCAGCAGGCACAGATTTTTTACACTCGTCATAACGTTTCACCTCCATTCAGCTCCAGCATGCACAGCCGGTACTCATGATCCGCCGTCAGCTCCAGTATAGTGTCCTCGGTGCTGGGCGCAGCATCCGCCTCATAGGGCGTGTAGATCATCACGGCCTCATAGTCCTCATCGGCATAAGCGAATTTGGTCACATTGTCGATGGGCTGGGCCTCTGGCCGGATCCGCACAGTCTCCGTGAGACTGCCGTGATTCAAGTCGTACTCAGTGATCTCTTCCATGGATTCATTCAGGATTATCATAAGCTCCCCCTTTACACGCCGCAGACGTAGATGGAAATATCTGTAGAAATGCTGTCGGTGCTGGTAGCGGTCACAAAGGCCATATAGGCGTTATTCTTCACATCGAAACCACTGGCCGGAGTGGATGGGATGGCCCAGATGGGCTTATTGTTGGGACTCCGCACCCCCACATACACCGTAGGCTTGCCGGTAAAGCTCACGGGATAGGGATAGGGCACGGTACTGGAATAGTAGAGGCTTCCGCTGGCCTGCTTGACCTCATGCTTGATGGTGGTGATCAGCCAGCACTCCTTCTTTCCGTCGCTCCAGATCCGGTATTTCCACGCCCCGGAGGTGCCCTCCTGAACGACATAAGATGCCGGTGCCGGGCGCTCATCCCAGTTGTACCATTGACTATTGGTATAGCACCGAGTAGCTACATAGCCGCTACTGGTGTTAAAACTCACGAAGGTCTGATAGATCACGTTGCCCGTGGGGCTTGTGGTGACAATCAGCATGCCGGTGCCGCCGTTGGGTGTGTTGGTCACCGTGGTCTTGTTCAGCCAGTACAGCCCAGCGCCTGTGTAGTCATTGATGTTTGCGGACGAACCGGACACCATCTGATCCAGCGGGGAGGCCGGGCTGATCTCCACCCATTTCTCGCTCCACTTCCCCGTGGCGGCGTAGTAGGTGCGAAGCCACCGGCGGCCCAGCACCGGCTCGTATTCCTCCAGCTCCACGGTGATGTGCTCGCTGCCGGTGGGATTTCTGACCGGGTACACCGTCCGCCGGGCCCAGAAGCCCCCGGAGGTCACGGGGCTGTTCGTCAGGGTAGAGGCGTCCTCGGTCATGATGGTGGCGGGCTGGTTCTTCTCCGCCGTCAGGGTGTTGCCCTCCCCGGTGGCAATGGAAAGGACGTTGGTGGAAACCCCGGTGTCGTAGCGCCGCCATGCCCCGTAGGGAATCAGCCAGCGCTTGTAGGCGTCCGCCTCGGCGGCGCTGGCGGCGGCGGCATTGGCACTGGTGGCGGCGTTGGAGGCGGCAGTCTGGGCGGCGTTTTTCAGCTGCTGGAAGCTGCTGATCTCCGTCTGGGAAAGATCCGGGTCAGCAGGCATGGCAGAAGACTCCACGTCCAAAACGAAGTTCGCGCTTCCCAGGACATAGTCCCCCTTGGTCACTGTCAGCTGGCACTCCGCCAAGCCCTTTACCGCCGTCATCTGCTGGGTCACTGTCACTGTCACCGTAGAGCCGGAAGCCGACGCAATGTAGCTAAATGCCTTGTGGTCCGCTTTGGTGCCATCAATGGTGACCGTGGCCCCCTCCGGCACATCCCATAGCATCCCGCCGCTGTATAGCTCAAAAGTCAGGTGTCTGGACCCGGCATCATATTGGCTCACATGGACTATGGTCGGGACGCTGCCACCCGGGATCATGTCAAGATTGTATTTTTGATTTATCATTCTGCTCCTCCTCTCCCCGGCGAACCCGCTGACGCTGGGCTTCGCCGGGGCCCCGAAAGCTGACAGCCCCCTTTACACAAAGGGGCCTCTGTACCGTGCAAAACTGCCTACCGTTTCCGTTTTCTGCTCAGGCCCGGTACTCCATTCAACTAATATTCGTCCACTCGTCCCCCTCGCTGCCCCTCCGGAACAGCCGCCCGGTGATATACACCCCGGCGCCCTTGTCCCCGGAGGAGGTGATGAGCACGCTTCCGGCCTTGCCCGTGAGCTTCGCCACCCCGGTTTTTGTGACGTAAACGCTGTAGTCCCCGGCCTGAAGCCGGATGCCGGAGCCTGTGGCAATGGCATAGCAGTCCCCGGAGGCGTTGCCCACGCCGATGCCGCTGGTGGTGCCGGATTCCGTGGCGCCGCTCATATAGCCAAGGTATCCGCTGAGGGTGCCGTCCGGGCTGTCATAGGAGGAAATGGTGCCGGAGGTGGAAAACTCCCCGGTCTCCATGTTCCAGAAGTTCTTCCCCCGGTCATCGGTGAGCACCCCGGCGCGGATTAGACTTGCGTTAAGTGTCCCGGTTGTGATAAAGTCTGCGACAATGCCGCCTTCCAACGTTGCGCCGAGTGTAAATGGCCCGTTGTAGCCGTTGGAACTGGCACCCCATCCGGCATAGTTCCAACGCCACACCTTTTTTGCCTTTGCCGGGTCATCGTTGTCTGCGATGTATAGCTCGTCCGGCATGCCGTCGTTGTTGGTGTCCAGCAGCCGGACCGCACCACCAGACGCGCCGAGGATAGCCGCCGTCAGCTGCATCACCGCTGCACGCATGGTGCTGTCGCTAGGGCGCTGCTGTATCTCTTGGCCCTGAGCCACGATTGTATCAGCTAGGGTTGTCCTGGCATCTCCAATCTCTAGCTCGTCGTATCGCTCGGAGAGCACATCATACTTTATCCCGACGCACTCAGCGACAGCCGACACACCAAGTCTTGGAAACTCAACCGTAACGGTGTCGCAGGGGCCGACCTGCTCCAGCATTGCGATACCCTGGTAGTCCTCGGACTGGTCAAGCGGATAAAATGCGACGGACAAGGAGACCTTTGGGACCCCAATGTTGTTGTCTTTGATATATCGCTCCGCTCTAGCCTTTAGCTGGTCCTTTGTCGGTTCATCTTCCCACTCCGCCGACAGATCAAGTGGGTATATCCTTGTAAATCCGTACGACCCCGGCGCACTTACGATCCTATCGTCAAGTTGCACGATGTTACCATCCACATCAGCCCAAAAAGGGTATACCCCGGTGTATACAGCCTCGCAGCTTTGGTCCTGCGTCAAGCTGGTCATATTTTTACCGTATCGGATCGCCACCCCACGGTCATACCCTCTCTGCTTGTGTAGCTTGACCGTCCACCGATCAAACTCATACTCTCCTCCGTATGTGTCAAGAATCCCGCCCTGGGTGCCTCCCAGCAGCTCCCAAGCGGACGTTGGCACAGACACTTCCATTTTGGCGACAGTGTCCTTGTCTGTCCAAAAGTCAAAGGGGCAATCCGTCACAGCATTTGTGCGTAGGCCATTTAGCGCCGCCGTCACGCTGGCCGCCGTGTACGGTTGATCCACAATCCCCATCAGGTCATAGGCCACATGCCTTGCATACACAGTGACCAAGCCGTCAAGCGGCTTACTGATGTCGTACACCCTGTATGGCTGAGCTCTGGATTGCTGATCTGGGGCGGCAAGGATGATTCTGCGCAGCTTTATCTCGTCAAAGTGTATCCCATCCATTGGGTACACCAGTTCAAGCTCCATCTCGCCATTTCGGCTCCATATCGCGGTGGCAGAGACGCAGCCGCTCAGCGCCCCAATCCCGTTGTGGTCAAAGTCTCTCTCATTGGCATTGTACAGTATAGGTGTCATATCGTCCACCACCTTGGTACAATCTCAACCTTTGACACCCCGCCGGTCCATGACACCACATTATCTCCGCGTGTGAGCCGTGGGAAGGTTGGCGCATAGATCGATGCGTTTTTATTTGCCACTCCCTTGTAAGCATTCTGCGTGTCACAGTCCAACGTCACGCTTCCGTCGATGGCTTTTATCGTGACTGTATCCCCGCCGATCGTTACAGTACCGGCTCCAGTCCCGTACACGGTGACCAGCGGCAAAGCATCCATCCACACATTGCGCAGAGTGGATGGCACGGTGAACTCCACGGGGATTTCCCCGGATTTTAAAAATCGTTGTGGTTTGCAATCAAATTTTATTTCAAATTCTCCCGCCGCCCAGTTTGCGCCAAGCCTTTCCGGGGCCAGCTCTCCGACCATAGCCGCCAGCCGATACTCGTCAGGGTGGTAGGTGTCCTCAAGTCTGTGGTACCCAGTCGGAGGCAGCGCAGCGCAAAAAGCGCTAAACTTTTGTGCAAAATCCCGCTCAATCCCGCAGGTATACGACACGGTAACGTTGTGAAATCGTCCATTGTCATACATCAAGGCGCCATCCCGGCCAGGGATGTTGACATATGACACGTCTCGCTCCGCCCTCGGGAAAACTCCGTCGCCGGAAATGATGATCCCATAATCCGACGTTGAGACGCCGTCAAAAATAAATTTGTTACGCAAGCGCTGCCGACCCCCTCCGTACCAGTCTACTCAGCCTATCCGCCACAGCGTCCGCGAGGTCGTTGACATTTTGGCCGGATGCACCATACACGTTAATCACGGGCGCAATGGTTGTGTTTTTACAGCTCCCAGATAGCCCGAGTGCCGCCATGCCTCCTGTCCCGACGCCGCCGGTGATCTTGGTGTTTAGAGCTCTGATTGCTTTAGACACCATGTTCTCGTTGTCCGTGATGCCCTCCGCCATACCAGCGGAGATCATCTTGCCTACCTCATCCCGGAAAACCCTGGACGGGGAGTGAACACCCAAGCTGCGCTTTGCAGACGCCAGCGCATTCTGTGCCGCCGCATTGGCTGCCTGTGTGATAAGGTAGCTGCCGCCGCGTACACCATCGGCCACGCCAGCGGAGATGTTGTACCCAAGATCGTACCAGCCGCCAATCTGCATAGCGCCACGGGCAGCATAAATCACATTGCTTGCCGCTCCGGTGACGGTGCCGCGCCCGGAGTAGATGCCGTTTGCCAGGTTTACCGCAGCGCTGTTGCCCTCGGCGTAAAACGTGCCCATCATGGCCTCCCACGCACTCTGCACGGATGTTGCCAGGGTCTGCCCAGCGGCCCGTATATCACCGGTCAGAGACAGCAGCCCTGCTCGTATCCTTGTCCCGGCATTACGGCCAGACTGCTGGAATCGTCCAGCTTGTCCTGCCCAAATGGTGTTGACCGCCGTCGCCAGGGTCTGCCCAGCTTGCCGGATGCTGCCGGACTGAGACATCATACCGGCTCGGATGCGGGCGACCGCAGTAGACCCCGAATTTTGAAATTTCCCGCCGTTGCTCATCCATACAGACGTGGTAGCGGTGGCCAGGTCCTGGGCGGCCCCGGTCACTTGTCCCTCTCCACTTGTGATGCCGTTAGAGATACCGGTTGCGATTGCGTCTCCCAGATTAGTCCAGCTGATGCTGGCCACTGCGGAGTGGGCCGCCATGCCGAGGTCTTTACCCGCTTCAGCCACGACGCCGGATTGTGACGTGATCGCGCTGGCAGTGCCACCGGCGATTTGTTGGCCTACATCGTCATAGCTCTGGTTGCCCGCCGCAGTCAGAGCCTCCTGCCCGATTGCCGTACCGGCCTCTCCGGCCAGATACTGCTGCATATATATACCGGCGGCATAGTCACTGGTTGACTGCTCGCCGATCTGGCTCCAGATGTCAGCGGCCTCTTGCAGCTTGGAGTATCCAGCATTGGCAAAGCTCTGGACCTCTGCCGCATACTCCGGCCCCATCTGGGCGAGGTAGTTGATGTACGCCATTACATTGGTGTTTTGGTCCGCGTACGCCTGTGCCCACATGTCCGAGAGGTTTTGGCTCCACTGCTGCTGTGCCTGGAGGTTGTACTCCAGGTTGGACACAATCTCGTCTGCCGTCAGGGCATTTTCATTCTTGATGCTCTGGAAGTTATTAACAACGCTGTCCCGCATGGACTGGACTCCGGATGCGAATTCGTCAACGCTGGTGTCGGTCTCGACCAGATACGCTGCCATATCAGACAGGGTGCCGTCAATCTCGACGCCCATCTCCCCGTATGCCTTTCCGAGCTCCTGAGTGGTCGCGGCAACCTCCAGCATTTTAAGCGCCCGCTCCGTGTCTGCAACAGTCTGTGCATTTGCCGTGTCAGTATACTGTTCAGCTTGCTTTGTCAGATCCTCGTATGCCGCCGTGAGATCGCCGCCAGCGTTAAGCGCATCATACGCCGCCACCCCGACATCAGCGAGGGACTTCGTGGCGGCAGCCTCCGCGTTGGCCTGCTGCTCCGCCGCCTCCGCTGCCTCAAGCTGGTCCTCCGCAAGGTTCATTGTGCCGGTCTCGGCCTTGTGTGTCTCATTCCAGTACGCGGTCATCTTTCTGCCAAGGACGTCCTCTGACACCCCAAGCAGTGTTGCTGCATCCTCGGCCGGAAGGAAACCGCTGTTTACGAGGCTAATAACCTTATTTTCATACGCAGTCGTTTCTGCTTGCATTTCCGCAAGTGCATTAACAAGATCGTTGTAGCTGCCTCTAACGCCATCGGCACAGATAGCCGCATCTTGCAGCTCAATATTGCTATGAGCGGTTGCTTTTCCATTCTTTTTTGTCTCATCCGTGACGCTTGCCATAGCGCTCTCTAGCCGGTCATCGGCGGCCACCAATCTATCTTTTGTTTTTGCGATTTGGTCTTGCTGATCTTTTTGTTCCTCTAGCGATTTTTTGTAGTCCTTTGCCCCAGCAATTACCTCTGTATATAAATCCTGATTGGAGCGCTCCTTCTCGATTTCGGCCAGCTCACGCTGCGTCTTGACGGTCTTATCAAGCTCGGAGTTGTACTCTCCCTCAGCTGTTACCGCCCCGCCTGTGGCGTCAGCTAGTGCAGACCGGACCTCGGACAGCTCGTCCTGAATTTCCGCGTACTGCTCTGCCGTAAGAGTTGATTCTTGCAGCTTTGCCCGCAACTCGTCGTACCGATTTGCAAGTGTAATGACGTTATCGGCTTGCCCAAGCTTTTCCTGCGCAACCGACATAGCCTCCAGGTGCTTTTTGATCTGGATTGTAGGGTCAGTAGCCTTGTGGATTGCGTCTGAAAGTGCGATTACGCCGGTTGTCGCCGCAGCGGCACCAGCGACGGCCAATCCTGCCGCCCCGGCAGGGCCGAGCGCTGCCCCGAGAGCTGACGCCACCCCAGACCCTCCGGCTAATGCGTTCGTAAACTTTCCGGCAGCCACAATTCCGTTTCCAGCGACGTTGATGAGCTTACCAATTCCGCTCGTCGCAGTCCCAACGGCTGTGGTCACGGGGCCAATGGCCGCCACAAGTGCGCCAGCCTTGATAATCCCTTGCTTGGTAGAGCTATCAAGCTCCCCGAATTTTTTTACCATCTCCGTTGCGCCCTGGATCAACGGCGTGATGGAGGGTAGCATCTCACGGCCAAAGGTGGCGGCGAGATTGGCCGCCTCAGCTTGCAGCGTCCGAATGGAGTTTGCCGTGCCGTCTGCCGTTTTTTTGTAGTCGCCTTGGGCGTTTTTGGTATTTGCCAAAACGTAGTTATAGCGGAGCGTGACCTTTTCCGCCTGGCTCATGCCGTCGTAGACGAGGCCGCAGTCCGAGGCAAATTGCTTGAGGTTGGTCTCCGTCATGACCACACCAAGGGTCTTGAGGGACTCCGTCTCCCCGGTAAACACACCCTTGAGGGCGGTCATTGCCTCGTCGATGCCGATATTTTTAAAGCTGGACAGATCACCGGCAAGCCCAGCGAGGCTTGTAGACATGCTCGCCGCCTCTTCGGTTGTAAGGCCCATAGATGTGCCCATGTCCCCAAAGAGCGACGTAGCCTCAAGGGCGGCACTCTCAGACATGCCAAAGCTTTCCGTTGCCGTTTTGGCCCACTCCTTGACCTCTCTAGCATTACCCTTAAACGACGCCTCTACCTTGTTCAGGTTTTCCTCATAATCCGATGCAAATTTTACAGCGGCCGTCCCAGCGGCAGCAAGTGGTACAGTCAGGCTCTTGGTCAGGCCCTTGCCGACGCTGCTAATCTTGTCCCCGGCGTCGCTTACTGCCTTCCCGGCCTTTTTGACCTTCTCCCCGGCCTCCTGCATCTTATCACCGAGAGACTTTGCCGCGCTCGTGGCCTGCTCCTCCAGCTTTTTGAGCTTTTGCTCTGTATCGACAATCTCCCGCTGGATGGCCCGATACTGGTCGGTGCTCATCTTGCCGTTTTCCATCTGCTCCTTGGCCTGTTTCTCGGCTTTGTGGAGCTCCTCCAGCTTGTCCTTTGTCGCGGTGATGCTCTCGGCCAGCAGCTGCTGTTTCTGCCGCAGTAGCTCCGTGTTGGTCGGGTCCAGCTTCAACAGCCGCTCCACATCCTTTAGGGCTGTGGATGTGCGGCTTACCTGGGTATTGACTTTTCTGAGGGCGTCAGTAAGTTTTGTGGTATTGCCGTCGATCTCGACGGTAATGCCTTTTATTCGGTTTGCCATCTCTTGCCCTCCTAAAATCTATCAAAATCCGCCTGGTTGGCAACGGGCGTGTAGTCCTCACGGTCGTTTGAGCTTTCCGTGATTAAGTCCATCACCATACCCACCTCCAGGCGCTCCAAATCCGCCATAGATAGGCCAATCTGGAGCGCCCGCAGCAGGTATACCGCAGCGTTTATCTCTCGGTCTGTCCCCCGGCCTTTTTTTTTGAGGTTGACGTGGTCACAGACTGACGATTATACAATGCCATCACATCCGCGAGTGCAGCGCTGATGTCGTTTGGAGCAAACTGGGCCAGCCAGTCTATCATGTCATCCTCCCCGGCAGCGTCAATCACGCCGTCGGCCTGACGAGCCATGACGTACCCAAGCCGCGTGATCATCTCCGTAGCCGTCGCATCGTCCATGTCATCCGATGCGCTCTTTGCAAAAAAGCGCAATATGTCCAGATGGAATACCCGGCGGAACAGGTACGGCGTGGCGGCGTTGGCCAGCATATCTACTGCGACATCGCCAATTTTAACAATATCCCGCATACTGCCCTCCTATTATGCCGAGGCGGTAGGCTGGTAGACCTTGGTATACCAGCCGTTGTAGGTGGTGTCGTCCGTGCCGTTGGTCGTGGCATCAGATGTCCGCGCCTTGACGATGTTTTTCTTCAGCGCATCGTCATACACGCTGGTCGCGGTGATCGTCATGCTCTCGGTCTGAGGCTCGATTGTGTCCTCGTTGGTCTGTCCAGACACAGATGGCCGTGCGGCGGTGCATCTATACAGCACATGCCGGATCGCCTTGACGTCGCCCTCAAACTCAAAGAGGAGGGCAAAGACGTTGGTTTTAACCTCGGTGTCCTCGATCATTACGTTTTTGCCGTCTTTTGCCTCGCCGAGAATTTCAACGCGGAAGTCCTCGGGGATGATTGCGCTCTCAAAATCGCCCTCATATCCGCTGTTTGCAGCAGAGTTAAAGTATACGATTCCGTCGGCATAAAACGGGGTGCTGTCGCCCTGGGCGTCAAGGGACAGCGACACCGCACCGGGCCAAGCCTTGACATCTCCATAAGTCGCGGTGCCGTCCTCTCCGATCGTGGCTTTTGCCCAGTGGACGTTCCGCAGGTTGTATTTAACTTTGTTAGCCATCTAACATAACCTCCATCTCATAGCGCTCCTGATACATCTGCTCATCGTCGATGTAGCTCTCATACCTCGCCCAGCTCATGCCATACTTGGCCATCGCGGCCTCTGCCAGCTGTTCCGCGCGGAAGTCCTTGTTGGGGAGGTATAGCTCAATAATCAGGGTCTCAATTTTTTTATAATTTTTGCCATCGGCATACACTGGGTTGTCACCGGGAAAGTAAAAAATGGCGTATGGCGGTGTTGGGGCTTGCCCCACAGGGAATTGGTAGTAAGTGTGCCGTCCACCTATAGCGGCAGCCACATCTCCGACCATGTGGTTGATCTCCTGATAGGTCATCCCTCAAGTGCCTCCTCCACCAGCCCGAGAAAACGCTTCTGGGCCTCGTCATTGGCTGGCGCAATGTGGACATGTGCAGGGGTGCGGCCTCCCGTGTGGTTAGCGTGCCCATGCTCCAGCAGATGTGTCAGCCCCGGCTTGATGCGGTTATACACCACTGTGCTAGAGTGTGTCCGCTCTGTCTCTGTCTTTGTAATCCATCCTTTGGCATAATCCCCGGTGTCTTTTGGTGACGTGCTTCTTAATGTTTTTGCGGTTTCCTTCCCGACCTTTGCGGCGGCGTCCTGGATTGCATAGATTGCTTTGTCTCCGTACTCGTCCAAAATGGCGTTTAGTGCGTCACTCAGGCCGCCGATTTTAACCTCTATTGTGCGTGCCAATTTTGACCTCCGTATATAGCTCCACCGTCTCGCCTGTCTGGTACGTCCGGTATATCGCATACCTGTCACCGTTGTACTCCACGATCTGCTGGCCGTCGTACTCGTCGGCGCAGACGATAAATTTTAGCGCGGGTTTGGTCCCACCTTGCCCGACGGCATAAAACTCCTGCCGCCCGACAGACTTGACGCGGCAGAAAACCACGGTTTTGTCTTTGTCAACGTCTCGCTGGATCGGTACGCCGTACTCGTCGTTATCGCACGTCACGCGGATCAGCGTCAGCAAATCATTCCGCATTGCCAGCCTCCCGATGTCTCCGGATGCAGTCCGTCTGATACTGCCATGACGCAAAATAGCCGTCGTTGTCTCCGTCGGCATGGCGGTACATCACATACGCGATGATGGCCTCCTGCGTAACCGGGTCCGGGTCCTTGATGTAGGCCTCAGACACGCCTGCCCGCTGCATGGCCTGACAGGCGGTCTTGATGGCCATCTCAATCTCACTGTCTAGCTGACTGTGCGACACGCGGAGATTTTTTTTGCATCGGGCCACCAGTTTGGCCAGCATCTCCGCGCTCATGATTAGCTACCAGACTTGGGCAGATTTACGACGCTAAATCCGTGCCAGGTTGTGACGCCAATATCTGCGCTAGTCTCGCCAAGAATGGTGATGAGGCCCTCGGCAAACTTGTAGCCGTCGTTGTCCTCAATGGTTGTGTCCCCAAATAGCGCCATCTCGGCGGTCTGAGGATTGCCGTAAAACATCGTCTTTGTGGCAGCACTGGCGCTTGCCGTGGTGCCGGTCAGGGCCTTGATATTTTTGTTGAGGCAGTACCGGCAGCTCAAGCCATTGTTTACCTTGATGGTGCCGGTGTTGGGGTTGAGTGTGTCCGGCACGATGGTGTACACCGGGAGGTACTCGTTTTTGCCCTTGACCGCACCGAAGGCAAGCAGGTCCTTTTTGTTGAGAAAAAGGTAGGCGGCCCCCTCGATGCCCTCGTCTCCGCCGTAGCCGAGCACGATTGTCTCCAGGGTGTCCTTGTCGATTGCAGTGACGTCAACGGACTGGTTAAGGGCGGACCCCAAAATGTTGGTTACCGCAATGGCACTTGCCTTTTTGCGTAACGCGTCCCGGACGGCAGATACGACCTTGCTCTCATAATCGAGAGGGGACTGTCTGCGGATGTCCTTGGACACATAGGCCAGGGTAGAATACATGGTGGGGGTCAGATCCACATAGTCAAACATCTTGGTAACGTCAGCCTCGGCCGGTGCCGTTCCCTCAGTCTTTGCCCCAGCGGCGGCAATGCCGTCCTTCTGGTAGGCGACCCGGTAGGCTCCCATCCCGGTGCAGTCGCTGACCTTGATGAGATCGATCAGGCTGGAGACCTGGGTTTCATACAAACCATTGATCCCGCCGACCTCTGTGGGCTGTGCGATTTTTCCGCCAGACAGTAAGAGTGACCGAGTCTGAAACTGCCCTCTGCGGGACTGCATAAAGGTCTTTGCACGCTCCTCCGCACCGCTATCAGCGGGGGGCACCACTGCTCCAAGCTTATCCTCAAGGCTGGTCTTTGCCCGAAGGCAAGCCTCCTCCTTGTTTAGTTCGTCCGCCTCTGCGTTAAGCTCTGCGCACCGCTCGATAGTCGCATTGGGCAGCTCTTCCAAGATCTCCGCCTTTCTGGTCTGAATTTCAAGCAATCTTTTCTTGTTCATGTCTTTCTCCTTTTTAGCTCAGTTTTATTTTGACTTCCAACCGCGCTCTTGCAAGGGAGGCCTCCGCCTCCTCAACCCGCCGTGCCTGAGCGTCCGCCTCCAGGGCGGCGTCTCGCCTTGCGCTGATGGATGTATCATCATAGGCCGGGATGCTCACAGCGGAGACATCGTACAGCCGTTTGACGCGCTTAATCGTCCACTTGCGGGCGTCCCGATCATAGGCCTCCTCACCGACCGTAAACTGGAAGCTCATGCGATCTATATAGCCGCCCTGAATCTCCTCGTACAGCTCTCGGCCATCCTCGGTGCCGTCCAGTCTGGCCCGGATAAACAGCCCCTTGTCATCCACGCTAAGATCAAGCGTATGATTTCGGGTCCTTGCCATGACCTTGCCCTGGTGGTTGTAATTAAAGATCACATCATCCATGCGAGTGTCAGCAAATGCATCCGGAGAAATCTCCTCCTTGTACTCGTTGCCACCCATCTCGAAGAGGACTGTCTCACGGTTAAATACTACCGCGTAGCCCTCCACCCACAGTTCCTTCCCTTCCTCTGCGCTGCGGGTCTTAAAATCAAACTGTCTCGTCTGGCTCTCTGGTCTTACCATCGTCGCCGACCTCCTCCGTTTTGTCATTGTCCCCGACCTGGTACTCACCCTGGTTGATCGAGTTGATGTAATTAAGGCTTACCTGCCTTATGTCGCCGCCCTCAATTGGCGACATGCCGAACATCTCTCTTATTTCGTTAGCGCTCAATATCCCGATTTCTCTAACCGCCTGGATCAGCTGTATTTTCGTGCTGTCAGACGAGGTCGAGAGCAGGTCGCCGGAAAATACGATCCTGTTGCCCATGTCTCGCTCGCGCTGAGTAAAGCAAGCATTCGTAAAAGCCTGTCCCATCATCTCCCAAATCGGATTGACGACGGAATCCATCCACGCCTTGCGGCTCTCCGGGCTGGCAGAGTTCTTCACAATCTCCTCGCCCGTGCGGTAGTAGATAAAAAGATTTTCACGCACTAGCCGCATTTGGGCGGCATTTGCGCTGTAGGCTGTGACGTTGAGCGGGGTATAGCTCTCCGTCGGGTCGGTGGCAATAATTCCTCCGCTTCTCGCCGCCGCCTCAAAGCGCCTGGCAAAATCCTCCTGATTTGCCTGGACGTCTTTGGGGTCGAGCATCGCCCGCTTGATGGACAACAGGCCCCTTACCTTGTTGCTGACAGTCAGAGCCTCCATATATCCATCGTCGCTGCTCTTAATCATCGACAGTGTGTTGTTTATGGGCTCGTTGCTATCCCCAGCCACGTCAAGGCCGTTGTAAAATTTACGCAAGATCACGGTGTCCTCGACGTTGACATACCGGTGGTTGCCCTCCCAATCGTCAAACTCAATTGCATACCCGCCGCCTACAATCTCGCGGACCTGGAATTTGTTGTATACAATCGGAATAAATGCCCGAGGGACTACCCGCCGTCCATCGACGGCCCAGTCCACATAGCAAAGCGCTGTGGACTTTGTCTCCAGCTGCGTGATGAGTTTATACTTGAGGTCGTACCCAGACATGAGCCAATTGGGCTGCTGGTTGAGCAACTTGGCGTATACGCTGTTGTGCTTCACGTCTTTGACGCGCCCCTCGGAATCTAGCACCACATGCCGTGCCTTGCCCATTGCCGCAGCGGTGGAAATGGCGTCAACGATCGCACGGACTGTCTCCTGTTCATACGCCTCTTTATTCCATCTTGCGGAGGCGGTCTGGCTGGTTACAGGACGGCTTGTCCACATTCTTGCCCGGATTTTTTTGAAAAAATCTGTAAACAGTCCCATACTTACCTCACATACGTTAAAAATTCTTCCTCGTGGTTTGTGTAACACGTGTAGGCGTTGAGCAAGCTTACCATGCCGTCAATCCGTTTGACGCTGCTGCTTTTGACCGGCTGTATGCTCTCAATGCCATCTCGGTTTAAGCTCTTAACCCCGGTGTTGAGTAGGCACCATCTAAGCATCGGGTTTCTCTGGTACACAACCCGCCGGTCTTTGAAAAGGCCATGGAGCTGTTTCATTGGGTACGTCCATGTATACGGCCCCTGTCTGATTTTCTCCATCTCAAAGCCGTAGCTGTCCATCTCTTCGCGCCAGTATCCAGATAAGGCCGCGTCATATCCAATCCACAGTGGGCGGATGTTGTATGTTTTGACCATGTCCAAAAACCACCCGGTCACGGCGTGATAGTCCACAGTAGCTCCGCCGGACAAGTCCAGCCATCCCTTCTCACACCAAAGTCTGTAAGGGGCCTCGCCCTTCTTCATCTTTTCCACATCCCCGGCCCGGCTCTGCGGCAAAAAGTATTTCTGAAGGACATAAAAGCACGGGTCATCGGGCTTCCGGATCAGCAGCGTGGCGCAAGTAAGATCCGTGGTGGCGCTTAGGTCGCATCCACCTATGGCGTAGCTATCTCGCAGCTCCTCCATGTCCTTGACCTCGTCGTTTACGGCCTCCTCGTAGGTAAGCCATGCCTCAGATGTGTTCTCTGGGATGTTAAAATCCTTGGTCAGCACCGTTGGGAGGAACGTCGGGTCTCGCTTAGCCTTCTCCACATTCTCTGCCAACGTCTTGATAGATTTAATTTTCCCCAGCCCTGGGTTTGCCTTCGCCCAGCACTTCGGATTTGTCCATTCCTCCCGGCTGTCCAACTCGTAGATCAGTGGCAAGAGGCGATAGTCCTCAAACCCCTCCACCCACATGGCCACGTTTGCAGCGTAGTTGTACTTGTTGTCAAAAAAAGCCTCTCGCACAAACCCATTGGTGGAGATCAACCACGCCAATGGCTGTTCCCTTGCCGCTTGCGATTGGATCATCACGTCATAAATTTTGGAGTTTCGTGCCTCGTGGAATTCATCTTGGCTAAAAAAGTGCGCGTTGAGGCCGTCCATCGTGGATGTGTCAGAGGCGAGGGCCTTGATTATGCTAAAAGTTGCCGGGATGTATATGTCAGACTGCCGTTTTTTACTGATGGCCGATAGGGCAGGGGACTGGCTCCGCATGTTTGCCACCTCGTCAAAGATCAGCTTTGCCTGATCCTTTTTGTTGGCTGTGCAGTATATCTCAGCTCCGGCCTCGCCATCGTCAACCGCAATGTCCCACTCAACAGCGGCTGTCTCTGTGGATTTCCCACATTTACGGCCCCGGATGTCGATCACCTCGCGGAATCTCCTTAGCCCGGTGTCTTTCTCCTTCCAGCCGTGCACTAGCTGTAGCTTGGCCTTTTGGAAGAGCTCCAGCTTGATAGGCTGTCTGGCTGTCTTCCCCTTCGATGTCCGGCAAAAGCGCTCGATAAATTGGATGTGCCGTTCTCCCGCCTTTTCGTCAAAGTAGTACTGGAATCCATCCGGTGGGGAATCCATCCATCCGCACTCTCTCTCATACACAGCCCGGACTTTCTCCGAGACCACCTCCGACCCGCTATGGATCGCGCTTAGGTATTCTTTCGGGTAATTCATCCAGACGCCACAAACCGCAAGATTTCTTCCGCCGGGTCAACAGCGGCCCCCTCCGGCAACATATCGCACAGCTGCTTAATCACCTTGCTGTAGGTGTTGAGGCTCTTGTCGTAGATATCCACGGCAGAGGACTTTTTCAGTCCAAACTGAGACGCGCCGTTTTGGTATGCCTCAATCATGCCGTCCCGGCTGATGATCTCCCGCGCCTCGTCCAGCAGCACGGCGGAAAAAGCCGCGTTATTCAGCAGCTTGTCGCACAGCCGCATTTTTTCTCCAGGCAGATCCTTAAAGATCTTTTTCAATCTGGAGTACTCTGCCTTTGTCTTTTTATGTCTCTCGTTCTCCGAGTAGATATGCTCAAACCTTCCGTATTCGTCCACGACCTACACCCCCTTGTAAATGGTCAGTCAGTTTGAAAGAGGGCCCACCACCGGTCCCAACGCCTTTAGCGCGTTAAAGTGCCCCCCCGGGGGGTGCGCAATCGGCACCGGCTGGCCATCCTCGTCAAAATTATAATCAATCGTTACGCCTGTCCGCTCTGCATAGTGCTCAGCCTTGTGGCAAGTGTCGCACAGGCTCTCCAAATTGTCAGGATTTAGCGTTATTTTTGGGTCGTCTATATTGTCCGGCGTAAGGCGCACAACATGGTGCACATCAGTTGCCGGTGCCCCACACCTGCGGCAGAGATACCGGTCCCGCATGAGCGCATACGCCCTTGCGTCCCGCCACTGCGTAGATTTGTAAAAGGATCTGGCAAAATTCTTCATCGCAAAATAAAATTGTCTTCTTGACCTCCATGACAATAATGTCATCCCCGCGTCTCCGTACATCGGCGTCATTGCCACGCCGGAGTATGGCTTCTACCATCTGCGCAATCTTGGCGCCCAATTTAACCTCCAATTGTCTCGATTGTAATCTCTCCGTAATTGCCCTTGATCCGGCTTGGATCTCCCTTGTAAAATACCAAGACATTTTGATGGATCTTGGTGCATTTGCGCGTTGCAAATTGCCTCCTCGCCCTCATCCCCGCATTACCATATGGGTCGATTTTAATTATCTCGTTGTATAGGTTGCATCCTGCCGCCATAAAGGCATCCTTAGTTACGGAGATTAGGTCACGATAAAACCCGCGCGAGTCTCTTACATCTCCAACCACAAATACCGCAAAGCGATCATCGGAAAGCATATCGCAGCTCTCGGATATGATATGTCTGTATGCGAGCACAAAATCGCACCACTCCATATTGCTGAGATCATCCGATCTGTCGCTATACACCTCTAGGTCGTAGTAAGGTGGGCAACTAAAGATCATGTCATACGGCCCTGGCCCAGCCAGATTGAAAATGTCGCCGCTATCGCCAACCGTCCATGTCGGCATAGTAACTCCAACGTCCTCGGCGTTACCTATGTTTGCCGCGATTTGCTCAGGTCTTAAATCGTTGCCATGATAGTCATAGCCCAAATACGATGCGACAATCCCGCGCACACTCCCACCCGCGAATGGGTCCAGAATCTTGCCACCAGGTGTGCAAAACCATTTGTACATCACCTCACACAGGACTGGATCAAATACGCTTGTCCCAGGTGCACAATGGGTGCACGATCCCCGCATATAGCTTGTACGTTCAGGCGCGGATGTTATGTTCTCCTTCCGCCCAAGCTCACTCTTTATCCCAAGCGACAGCCACTTTTTTTTGCGCGCTTGCCAGTCTCTCGCCCTTGTGTCCAACACCGAAAACGGAGAAAACATGAAGAGCTCCGACAGCGTATAATGACCACAAGCTGCATCGTCGTACAAAGCCAACTGGTTCACGCTTTCAACTCCTCACTAATTTATTTCTTATATCGTCAAAAAGACCATCTCGCATATCGCCTCAGCACCTATATTGTATCAATTAAAATTGGGTACGTCGTGCCCACATTTTACAGTGCCCCATACTCTCGCATTTTGTCCCGGAATAGGGCCAACGTGGCTCGGCAATAGCCATAGAAGGCACTCCGGCCAGCCGGAATATAGTGGATTTTCTGAATATCGTCATAGCTGACACCGTTTACAATGGAATATACAATATCATCAGCTAGAGTGGATTCCACCGAATACGCCGCATCATAGAGCAATAGCCGCTGCTCATAGCTGGGCTGTCGTGCCAGGTATTTTATGTACTTTTCCTCGTTTCGCTGGAAGCCGTAGTCCGCATAGGTTTTATCCCTCGTCCTCATTTCCCGTAATCT